GCAGGATACCGACGTTTTGCGCCGGCTGCATGTTCACCGTGCCGCGCACGGCCACGATAGCGCCGGCACCGTCAGTGCCGCCGTAGCCGGCAGAAAACCGCACCAAGCGGCCTACGTGGATTTTCTCGGGGGTTGTCGTCATCGTCTTCTCCTGTGTCTGCGCCACCGTGGCGCATCCTAGAACCCCGCGCGCGGGGCTCGGTGGATGCGTCACCAGTTGGTGACCTTGACTTCCCACTTTTCGCCGTCCGGGAGAATATCGTCACGCATGACATAGGCGGCGCAGGGGTATTCATCGTTGCGGGTTTCGCGCTCGGCCCAGCGGGCGAATCGCAAAGCTTCGTTGCGAGTGGCGAAGCGGCGCCACGTCACGCCCAACAGGGGCAGCATGTTGCGGTGAAATTGCATGGTCTGTTGCTCCTCTCGTCAGTGTCAGAACCCGAGCGCCACCAGGGCGCCCAGGGCAAGGCCGAATGCGCAGGCAAACGCCACGCAGGCCGGGGTCAGGGGGACGTTGTGCATCGTCTACTCCAGTGTGCCGGCATCAGCGCGCATCGTTAACGCAAACCCGCATACCGCGCGAGATGCGACCGTCTTTCTGCGCAAAAATTGCGGCCGCCTGCGCCGCCTCCCGTGTCGGGAAAAATAGTCGCGGGTCGAGGTCGCGAACCCAATCATGGGCGACGACGCTCCCGTCGGTCAGGCACCATACGTGCCCGCTGCCGGTGCTTTGCCAAAAGGCGCAAACGGTGAATTTCTGCTGCATCGTCGTTCTCCAGTGTGCCCCGGCACGGGGCGGGTGTAGTTTCGGGGGATAGGCTTACGCGGGGCTTACGTCAGCGGCCACAGGGGCCGAGGGCGACGGGCCATGATGCGGCCCGCCTCTATGTCAGGGGAGCCATTGCGACCGTTCGGCTTGGATGCCATCGGTGACGATGCGGAACGCCAGCTCGTCCAGCTCGTCCACGGCCCAGCCGTTGTTGCGCAAGTTGTGCTCAAGCATTTCGGCCTTGTCGGTGTCGTCACCTTGGTGCCCGTGGTCGTCCCAGCACTCAAGCAACGCCCGCGCGTCATCGAACAGGTCCGCCACTTGCTTGCGCGTCAGATCGCGGATACTCACTCGCAGACAGATCATTTCTCTACTCCTATCGTTATCCGCGCAAACCACGCGCCATAACCCCGGCTCGCGGGGTTATAACTCGGGGTCAGGACGAGCGCCTTGCAAGCACGCGCAATTCGCGGGCAATGGTTTCGGGTTTGCGCGGCGCGTGATGTTTGATCACGTGTCGGGTCCATCGGCCAGCTACAAGCCCGGGAATATGCTCTTGCAATTGTTCCCACAATAGCCCAGCAAGTATGCGCGCGGATTTATCGAGTCCAAGGTAATCGCGGACATGCTGCGGCAATTCATGCGCGGGGATGACGCGCCGTCCGCGCTTGGCGCGCAACAAAACCGGCCCCACGATGGATTTATTGAAGGCGAAATGCCATACCTCGCGCCGGCCGACCGAGCAAGAGACGTAGTAATTTCCGAGCGGGTCCGACCCCGTGGCGGCGACGTGCGCCGCATAGTCGCGCCAGCTTGCGTCGATCTCTTCCGGCGACGGGAGATCGGACTCGTCGCAATCTTCATGGTCCCCGTCGCTAAAATCATCGACACTGTAGGTGCCGTCGCTGTAAGCCCAGAAATTGCGCTTGTGCCATTGCGCAGCGCAGTCTTTATCTCCGCAGGCCCATGCTTGAGTAATGATGCTCATGAAATTCCCCCTCATTCGCCCAACTGCACCACACTAACGCGCACTACGGCACCAGTGTCCAAGCGCACGCTGCACACAGCCGCCCACACCTGCAGCACCTCAGCTCGGTGCATCGTGCGCTCCGACCCGATCCAGCACACCAGAACCTCACCCACGCGCGGAGTGCGACGCAACGCACGGAAACCACCAGAACCAGCCATCTCAACCCCCAGGCGCCGGACCCGCCGGCAGCAGCAGCGCCGACCATCGGCGCCACACACGCATCATCGGCGGCCTTCCTGACGCGAAACTTACAGCAGCAGTCAGGAACGGTAGGTACTTTCCCTAACCCGAGCCCGTCAGCGTATACCCCTCGGCGCTCTCCTATGAAAACCCCTGCGCGGTGCTGTGTGTACCCCTGCGGCAGACCCATGCGCTCCTCTGAATACCCTTAATACCCCTCAGAATAGAAGATAAGTTAGCAAAGGGCGTGGGGGTTGAGCTAAATAAAAGGGGAGGGGTATCGAGGGGTATCGAGGGGTATCGAGGGGTATTGGCCGAGGGGTATGCCCCTATACCCCTAATACCCATGGGCATCTCGAGTCGGCGCAAAGATGCTCATGCCCCTAATACCCCTGGGCATCTGATGTCAAAGGGAACGCGCGCGCCCAGGTTCGAGCGCCAGGCGCACCCTGCCGGCCCGGTGCTGCGCTGCAGCATGATCAGTGTGCTGATGGTCGGCATCGAGATGGTCAGCGTGCTGACGTTCAGTGTGCGACCAGGCGGGGGGGTGCCCCATCGAAGACGGCTCTGGCGTTGACAAAAACGGACCCCCCAGACAAAATTTTTTTCTCGCGTGCATTACACTGCCGCCCATGTTCCGCGACCTCCCCATCCGCGCCCGAGAGCTAAAAGCCACGCCCGAGATGTTGGAGCGCATATACGATGCCGCCCGCCTGGGTCTGCGCGGGGAATCGCTTGCGCTGGCTGCTGGTATGTTGCCTGCGGAGTTTGCTCGGCTGAAGCTGATGGACCCGATAGCAGATATTGCCGAGATGAAGGGCCGCGCCGACAGCGAACTGGAAATGTCCCGCGTAGTATTTGATGCTGCTCAGGCTGGGGATAGTAAGGCTGCGCTGGAGTTTCTGAAGCACCGGCACGATTGGGTTGCCACTCAGAAAGTCGAGGTGCAGGGCTCGGCGCAGATATCGATTACCGTAGCCCTGGAAGAAGCCCAGAAGCGCGTGGAGCGTATTACTGCGGAAGAGGCGGTGGTAATTGAATCACGGTCGGCTGCGGTATTACCGCTGGCGCGGGAGACACTGGGGGAGGCGGTATAGCCCCGATACGCGCCGATATAGACCATGCAGTCCATAAAATACAGTCCGGCCGACGAGCAGGCCCTGATGGCTCGGATGTGGTCGCCTGCGCTGCGGGACGACCCCGAGGCGTGGGTAATGTTCGTGTTTCCCTGGGGGCAGGCGGGTACACCGCTGGCGACGAAGCGTGGGCCGCGTGTGTGGCAGCGGGATGTGCTGCGGCAGATCCGGGATCACGTCCGCCAGAACGGCACGCGGGATCTGTACCAGGTGATGCGTTTGGCGGTGGCGTCGGGGCGCGGGATTGGGAAGTCGGCGCTGGTGAGTTGGCTCGTGCTCTGGATGCTGAGTACGCGGATTGGCAGCAGCGTGATCGTGAGCGCGAACAGTGAGAACCAGATCCGCAAGGTGACGTGGGGTGAGTTGACCAAGTGGGTCACGATGGCGATCAACGCGCACTGGTGGGAGCCGACGGCTACCAGCCTAAACCCGGCCAACTGGTTGACCGAACTCGTTAAGCGCGACCTGAAGAAGGGCACGCGGTACTGGGGCGCGGAGGGGAAGCTCTGGAGCGAGGAGAACCCGGACGGGTATGCGGGGGCGCACAACGACGACGGCATGATGGTCGTGTTCGACGAGGCGTCGGGCGTCCCGGACAGCATCTGGTCGGTGGCTGCGGGGTTTTTCACGGAGAACACGCCGCACAGGTTCTGGATGGCGTTTTCGAACCCGCGACGGAACTCGGGGTATTTTTTCGAGGCGTTCCACTCCAAGCGTGATTTCTGGCAGAGCCTGCAGGTGGACGCCAGAACTGTGGAGGACACGGACAAGGGCGTCTACGACCAGATCATTGCTGAGTACGGCGAGGACTCCCGCGAGGCCCGGGTGGAGGTGTACGGTCAGTTCCCGTCTGAGGGCGACGACCAGTTTATCGCGCCTGCGCTGGTGGACGAGGCGATGCGCCGGCCGCCGTGGAAAGATCCCGACGCGCCGATTGTGCTGGGGGTGGACCCGGCGCGCAGTGGGCTGGACTCGACGGTGATTGCCGTGCGGCAGGGCCGGGATTTGCTGTCGCTGCACCGGTACAGGGGCATGGACACGATGGCGGTGGTGGGTCTGGTGATCGAGGCCATCGAGAGGTACAGGCCCGCGCTGACGGTGATCGACGAGGGCGGGCTCGGATATGGGATACTGGACAGGTTGGTCGAGCAGCGGTATAAGGTGCGCGGCGTGAATTTTGGGTGGCGTTCGAGCAGGCCGGTGATGTGGGGCAACAAGCGCGCCGAGATATGGGGCGCGATGCGCGACTGGCTGCG